AGCGCCTGTCGGGCCTGAGAAGCCAAAATAATCCGCTACTGAAATTTCCAAGACACGCTGTACGCCGACACGTCGGCCCAGCATATCGAGTCCATAGCCGACTGCCGTATCGATATCCCACAAAAAAGTGAAAAATTGCTCAAGATCATAATCCGGAGAGACGCCGGCGTTCCAATTAGCGATAAGCTGTGTGATGACGGGACTATTGGAAAACTGCGAGATAACAGTTTTATCTATATCACGCATGACTATTCCAACAACAAGTAGATATTCGCTGCCGAAACGCCCGGTGCCTGATTTATGTTGACAAGAGTTTCATTCCCTAATGTTGTCAGCATCATAGCCCCGGAACCGCATATCTGCGATATGCTGACGCCATAATTGCCCGTGCCGCCCGTGCCGCCTGCAAGTGCTGTGATGATCGTTCCTGCCGCAACGCCTGTTCCTTCGACAAGCGCGCCAACGCCGACTCTACCGCCTGACACGGACGAAACGGTCAGCGTGTTGCCTGTTATGCTGCCGATAATAGAACCCGCCGCGCCGTCGATGCCCAACTGAATATTGATAATAGCAGCACTCCAACCCGGAGTCACCTGCCCCGTAGCACCGTTGTACGTATTGCTGATATTGGCGACAGGCGCGACGTATCGCGATGCCAATACTGTACTTCCGATCTTTGCGCGTGGACCGCCGTCGCCGCCTGCAAAAGCAGATATGATTGCATTCTGAATTAGCGCCAGCGCTGTTGCGGGAACAGTGGTGCTATTCTGGATCGTAACGACAACGGCAAAATCCGTTATTTGTGCGGTTTCATACGGTATCGTATATGCCGGTTTCGGCGCTATATAGGCCGGATTGGGATCGGTTATGACAACGGGCGTATTACCTAACAGCGGGCCGCCCGGCATCTTGCGTGTAAAGATCGCCAGCGCAATTTCGCTCGGGGTTCCACCAAGCACACAAACGTAGGTCGAATATGCCGGGATCGTGAGGCCGCCGAATACAACAGCATTAGCCGAATTGTTCGCGAAAGTGTAGACGTCCAGGACGTCCGGCAGCGCCGCGACGGCGGCATAGATAGCATTCAGCGGCCCCATGGAATTGAGGCCAGTGGACTCAGCCCTACGGGCTTCGTATTGTGCGGGTGTCTCGACATTGCGCCCCAAGACGGCCGCGCCTGTCGGCGTTACGCTATCCAGACCAAAAAAGCCTTGCTTGATCGTTAGCACTTCCGGCGCGGGTGTGGGGCCGTTAACCGTGCATGCGTAATTTAGCGTGACCGTGCCATTTACAAACTCGCCGGATTGGATAGACTGCCAAAGATTACCGCTTTGATCCTCGACAAGCTGTCCGATAGGGACTTCAACGCCGTCAGCGCCCGCACAAATACACGGTTGGATTGTGGGTTCACCGGGAATACGTGTAATGAAGTACAGACGTCCGATAGCATCCTGCATGCGTCCAAACGAGTAGGCCGGATCGACAAGGTTGCAGAACAATGCGAACAGCGCAAAGGAATTACCGATGATCGCGGCAAGGCTGGACGCCAATTGTCCTTGCGGCGTTGTCAGGGCAGCGTCCAGGTTCCCGCCGAAGGCTGCGTTTATGTCGGAAAACGTACCGGCAAGAATGGCGCTTTCGTCGGGCTGGATAAACCCGTTAGCGCCGAGTACAGGAAACGGAACGCTTGTCGTTGGGGCGTCAGACATTATGGTCCTCCGGCCTGACTACCAGCAGCGGCCGGACTGATTGCGTTGACGTACCAAAGACTTCTAGCAAACAGATCGTTTGTGCTGACTGTGACAATGGTTCCGTCTTCCAAGGTTGCTTGAATTTGTCCGCTGAGCGTTCGTTTCTTGAACAGCGTAAAGAAGAATTGCGCCGATGCGACACCTTCAACGGCCTCGGCGACGGCGACATATTGCGCACGAATAAACTGCGCATTTGGTTGCTTGCCGAGAATGCTTTGAAAATACGGAATTCCTAATAGTTTGTTGTACCAGACTTCACCCTGAAAGGTCCGCGCTGCCGTGGCGATATTCTGAGCAACGGCATAGGGATCGGACGCAAGCCCGATGTTGCCGCTCGCGTCTACGGTTAAGTCCCACGTATTGATCGCAAGTAAAAGAGTATTCATGCTGGCGGCTTATACAATAATAGGGGGCACTGTGATTGAACAACTTTCAATCCTGGCAGCAGCGTTTTCGATTGCGGTTGTGAGCGCAGCAATCGCGGCCAACGTTTCTGTAAGTTGCGTTATATAATTATTATACGCAACTATATAGGGACCCGCTAGGTTTGTGATCCAAGAGATAACAGAACCTAAATCTGTGGGTAATGTAATTAAAGGCAACAACAAAGAAATCTGAACGTTTATTTCAGTTACTTGTACTTGTAATGTTGCAATTGCAACGTTCACTGCCTCTTGTAGATCACTGCACACATTTATACTATTTATTTGCGCTGTAAGTTCAGCGAAATACTGCGCATTAACAAGACCTGTTCCTTGCGGCTGCATAGTACACCCTTTTAGAATATATTCGTAATGATGCCGTCTATTACCGTTACAATTTGACCCGATGCCGCAGTGAATGTGCCAGTTGCTCCCGTACCTACAGCGAGATTACCACTAGCTACTACCGTGGGGGCCGTCATGTTTAAGCCTCCGGGTGCCACAATGTCACCGCTCCCCGTAGCCACGATACGAAAACCCGAGATCGTCCACGCGAAGTATTGCGAAGGCGAACCGGCAATCACACATCCGACGTAAACTCCATCGGCTTTACTGAATTGCCGCAATGAACCTGGATTAGCCTGTTTTCCCGTCGCGCGCACAATAGACGTATCGCGATCTGAGACGGACATCCAGCCTATATCGTCTACGCAAGGATCGGTTATGAAAGCGCCGTTGCCGCCCTGATATCTGATGTACGACAGTCTATAAATAGTGTCATGCGGCGTAGCTACGCCAAGCCCGTTAACCTGATTAACGAGTGGATGCACGTCCACAAAGCCGATAGGCCCGCCCGAACCCGGTGTCAGCGGATTTCCGGCTGCATCGTAGGGCGCTGTCTTGACGGCGACGATTGACCCTGTCGATATCGCCGCAAGCGCCTGCTCTATATGAAAACTCAGCGACGCGAAATCCGATAAGGCCGACGACGAGTCGGCAGCGCCTTGATACGCTTGCGTGTCGGTCATTGCGGCGTTCCGGCCGGATGCGCAATCAGCGCCATTTCCCAGGGGCCGCCCGGCATCTCGCACGACAGATCATAATCGATTTGATCTAGCACCCATTTGTTGTTTGCGCTTTTTAGCGAACTGTTCACAGTAATGGGCAAGCCTGGACCCTTTATCGTCGGGTCGAATATGTTGCGGATTTTTATGCGATTTTGCATAAACTCGGGATAGTCGATCATTCCGCCGCCTTGGGACTGCGGCGCTATCGTCACCGACTCGCCAGCGCGCATGCCGCTCTTAGGCCAAATTGCCCATACTCTACTCACGGCGTCGAAATGGCTAAAGACGCCTGCTGCCTTACAACAGGCAATTGCTTGCTGCCATGCCGTGCCCTGAAAATAGGGACTTGCTAGCATTGCGTTGACGCCGTTGTTCTCAACCGTAATGCCGACCGGCTTCAATATCTGTGTCAGCGCCGTAGATGCAGCCACGGAACCTGGAAAAGTGACGGGCGACACGGGCTGAAGCTGTATTACAGATGCCGCGTTCGTTATGATAACGAAACTTACCGAAGGCTGCGATTTGAAATCCGGATAGGCTTCAATGATCGTGCCGTTATAGACAGTCGTCAGACCCGACGTCGCATCGCCAGCTTGGACGGCGACGTAATTAGCGCGTGACTGAAACGCGTAACCAGCACGCGTCAGCGTATTGATCTGATCGGCCGTCAGTCCGAATATCCGGATTATCGCGTTCGATGGCGTCGGCGTCTGTGCTTGCGATATTGCAACGACAGCACGCAATCCCGACACAACAAGTTTATTGAAGCCGCTTTGCCCGAAAGAACCTTCGCCGAGCTGAAAAACAAAACTTAGGATGCGCTTTGCGTAAGGCGCTGTCATGGCAGTGATGCCCAGTATGTGAGCAGAAAGCGCGATCCGAGACCATCGATATAGGGGTCGCTATAGATAAGACCTCCGGACGCGGGCGCACCCTGCGTATCCATCATCGCCAGATCGCCGACAAATCCGAAGTAGATGTCGCGTACGATCAAATTACGATCTGTGACAAGCACGCCGCCGATCACGAGCTGATCGTTCAGATAGAGGTCCAGGAAGCAGCTTTCTACGGGTTCGTAGGCAGGCGGAAGCGTTACAATTTCCTGCTCAAGTGGAACAGCCATTTGCTTGAAGTAAAGCTTAATCGTACACGCTTGCTCACCCAGTGTGACGTTTAGCTGCTGGGATGCCTGCGGCTCAATCGCAATAACTTGACCGTTATCGACTTGCGGAACGATCCCATCCGGAAACGTCAGAGTCGCCGGGACGCCGGGCAGAGGCATAACGGATGCGCCGAGTATCTGTCCTTCTGGCGTGAATGTGTAAAGCATCTCGATCTACGGCAAGTAATTGACGGTTGAGTTCCCGGATGCATCCGGGGCACTTACGTAAGCCGTGGTCGATCCTTTTTGCTGCCCGAACACGGTAATAGCCTGTTGCTGCGCGTTTGGAAGCACATTGAAGGGTTGTGGCGCTACAGGAAGCGTCGAAGGGGAGAAGTAGCCCGGCGACGGCGCAAGCATAGTATTGGCCTGCGCCTGCGTCGTAACGGCATTATTGAACTGTTGTGTCGTCGATATCGCAGGTGTGGTCGGCAATGGCGCTTGCTGCGCCTGTGTCGCGCCGTTCTGCTGTGTCGGTTGGGCGTTCGTGGACTGAGCGTTGCTAAGACTCGCCGATGCCGTAACGCGTACTTCCTCGGCCCATACTTCGACAAGCATTAATGACACGCCGTCACGCTGCACACGTCGATAACCATAATGCGTCAAATTGGCACTAGGATATGTGATTTCGGGCGTAACGACGGATACAAGATCAAGCGACGCAAGTTCCGCTTCAATCGTATTCAGAAAAGGAACGCGCGTCTTATTAATAAAAAATCCGACCTTAGCTTCGAACGGAAGCTGGACCTTATTGTAACTCGCGAACGCGCCTTGTTCCTGCGGATAATCAGATATCCGGTAATCGCGTGCATACTCAATACTCGCCGTGGCATCGGCAACGAGTACAGGATTTCCTGACGGATCGAAGATGCCCCATTGCGCCGTATTGACGAACGACACGGCACCTGCAACGTCGGACAGAACAAGACTTACAGCAGACGCGGCTATAGCGACCACCGGTGGGACGCCGGGCAAGGACACGGGAAGGGGCGGGACGCCCGGAACCGCGGGCACAAATGGAACCGGAAGCGGAATGAAGACGGACGGCATTACGCAAGTCCAGTATTAGCACCGGACACGCGAAGGTTCGATTGCATATAACCGCGTACGGCGTCGCCCATAGCGGCCGGATCATTGGACGGCGCATGTACATGCACAGCCCCGATATCGACATCGTTGTTCACGCTAGAACCGCCTGTTGTCGAAATGTTACCGCCTTGTGCGGCCGACGAGATCGCCTGTTGCTCCTGAACGCCGGATTGGAGGGCGCGCAGATCGGAGTTGAATTGTCCGCCGCCTAAATCTTGCGCCGCCGCATCGAACGGGCGCGGCGTAGCAACGCGGCCCTGCGAAACGGACGTCCACTTACCCCAACCGTTTTTCGCCGCGTACGCCACAGCCCAATCATTCATTGCGACGGCGTTCTTCGGATCGGCCGGGTCCAAGCCTGTTGCCTTCTGAAATTCATCGGCAAGACCGCCGCGGTGCATCTGAAGCGCGCCATATGAGTAATTGTTGACATCCCACGTCGCGTAATCCTTGGCGTTGAAGCCTTCAGCTTCGGCAACCTTCTGCACGTCGTCGGGATTAAGGCCGTAGCGCAAGGCTGACCGCCTTAATCCCGACAGGATGTCTCCCTTGTCGGGCGTGCCACCGGCTGACGCGGCCGGTGCGCCAAAAGGTTTGGTCAACGTTTTAACAAACGATTTTACGCCGCCGAGTGCATCCTTTGCGTCGTCCCCGATATCACGGGGAATGGAATAACCTTTTTCCTTCATCCACGCCTGAAATGCGGGATCACTTGCGTAGCCCGTAAAGCGATGCTTTGTCTTACTCAGAAAGCCTTCTTTCGTATACGTCTGATACTCTTCTATATGCTTTTCATAGTCATCCGCGTCCTGTTGGTCCTTCAAATATCGATTATAGTTAGCCTTGTTTTTCTTGTCGTCGAACGCATCAGCGACAGCAATCCCTAGAAGCAACAAACGGCCTAAAGGGGTGGCAAGTAGTGTAGCGTTCGCTTTGACAACGGCAGCCACGAGTGTACTTATAGCGGCAACCATTACGAGACCTAAAACGCCTGAAACGGCCTTGGCTGCGGTCTCGACAGCATGCAATCCATCGGGCGTTGATTGGAGATTAACGAGCCATCCGTGCCAACTTTCCAGGAACTTAATCCATTCGGGGTTATCCGTTACGACGGAGCGCACAAGTCCGTCCCACGCCGAATTCACGTCGTTTACTGCACCCTGAAGCCGCTGGAGTTCTTCTGTCTGCTCCGGCGTTACGGACGTCGAGAGATGCTCTTGGATGCCCTGCCTATAAGCACCCTGACCTTTTGCCAGAACGTTTCCTAAAGGCCCAAAACCGAATTGGGTTGCGAGGTATTGCGCAAGCGGGCCGTTGTTACCTTCCTTGCCGACAACACTCGATAGCTTGTCAATGAGTTGATCGACGGATAGTTGCCGCACATCGCCAATCCCCGCAAAACGGGCAAGCGACGTGAACTCCGGCGCGTATTCGCCTGTTGCCTTGTATGCAGCAAGTTTTCCGGCAAAGCCTTGGACGAGTCCTTCCGTCGTCTCCGGCGCGACGTTTCCAGCCTTGGACGCGTATTGCTCGAAGGCCGACAGCCACTGCACGGGAACGCCCGACAGAAAGGCCGCGCGACCTGTCCGTGCGCCTGCGCCGGAAACGTTACCGACTTCAGCAATTGTCGCCTGGACGGATTTGATCGCCGCGTAGGCTTCCAGACCCGCCGCCGCAAGATCGCGTAGCCCTACAGCTCCCGTGCGCGATCCGGCCTTGATGCTTTCGCCCGTCCGGCGATAATTCTGATTAAGTATATTTTGTTGACCCGCCAGCGCCTTAAACTGCGCGGCTTGATTTACCCTATCCCTGCTCGTCTCGTCATAGGCTTTTTTGGCGGCCGGGCTTAATTTCCCTAATGCGCGCTGAAAGCCTTCAACGCTGCCCTGTGCAGCATGACGCAGACGTTCAAGTTCATTATCGACCGCACGTGCATCTTTCCCGGCTTTCTTTTCCGGGTCGATGCGCAGTTCGACGACAAGGCTATCGATGATCGTCGGAATTTTATTTCTTCTTCAGCATCTTGCGGTGGTTGAAGGCATCGATTGCCAGGACTTCGAGTAAATTTATCATGTCTTCGGAGCCGTAAATCGTCTGCAACTCATGCAGCGTCGCCTTATTCGCCGATATGATATTCCCGATACTTTGTGGAACGTTTACGTATCGTTGAAGGCCGCTATCCTCGAAACCCGCGATAGCAAGTTGAAGAGACTCGCGGCAAGCGTAAAACCCGTGTGGAGTGCCATCGCCTCCTTGCGGAGAAAGTGGATGGTTTCGACGTCTTCTATGTCCACGGAGCCCGCCATGCCGATAGGACGCGGGTTAGGGTTGTTCGGGTCGGGAACGATCTTGACGCAGTCCATCAGCTCCTTAAGCAACTCCCGCGTATCGGGAAAAGAGATATTGCCGAGAATAAGGCCGATCCGCTCAACTGTCGCCATGTTCGGGTTATCCGACATCTGCTGAACGACGTCTTCTGGTACCTCCCGCGTCAGGCGCGGCAAAAGTGCCAACGCCGCGCGGTTGGACCATTCGTCTGCGGCGAAAGCGGACATCTCCGTAATATGGAAGACTTTTCCGTAGTCGCGGCCTTCTTCGGACGGGGCCGTATCCGGCCCGATTGTGACATCCTTCTCCTTGCGCATTACAGCGGGCTCGACGTGATCGCAGGAATGCCTTTCTGCGGAAGCCACATAAGCCCGAATTGACGCGGCTGCAAAACTTTCCGCACGTTAGGAAGCGGCGAGTAACGCATCAGCACGCCTTTACTCAGCGTCCATTTCGTGCCCAGCGCTGGAAGCGCGATTTGACCCGACGCATAGACAATATCGCCGATGGCGTCCTGCTGGGCCTTCCACGCGTCGAACATCGGCGGGCTGATGGACGACGCAAGGAAGGTCAGGGTTTGCGGAAACTCAACCGGAATGAAGCCGCCGACGCCTTCGCCGTCCACACCGACTTGCACGACGGCGATTTCGGCAAGTTCCGTGTCAAACGCTTCATCGACACCCCATCCCTCCAGAGTTACGGGTGTATTGAAAACCCCGGCAATGCTGAGTGTAAAAGCAGCATTGGCGGACGTGATTGTGTTAGCCATGATGGAACCTTTCTATCCGCTGAATGCGCTTATTGGACCGTGACGGAATTTACAACAATTTTCTGTATTGCTCCGCCGTCATTGTACCAGAAATTGATCGGCGGGCTTGTACGTGCCTTACGCACCTGCGCCGTGCCGGGCAGGATTTGCAGATACCAACCACGCGTCGAAAGCACGCCGTCGATAGCGACGCCTGCCGCCGCGTTGACGGCATCCGCCTGCGACGACGATAGCGGCACGTTCGGGGCGATGACGCCGTTCGTCACCCCCTGCGTGATCGGGCCGGGTTCCTGCGGATCGCCGACAAGAACAGACTCGATCATGTTGTAACCTGCCTGATTATAGGGAAGGCTATTGATCGTCGTCAGGAAAGTCAGCAAACTTAACTGGAAGTTATTGTTCAACCATATTTGGTCGATGTAGCTATCCAGCCAATCAAAGGTCCCCGTGACGGAACCATCGCTATAGAACGTGAAGGCATTGTTCGCCGTTGTTGCGTTCTGATAGCAGTTGCCACCGTACGCAATGATGTTGTCGTACACCGTATCGGAGAACACCTGCGGCGCAAGGCCGTCCTGCGCTTTGTAAGCCGCGGTTGCACGGCCGTTCACGGCATCATAGTCGACGGATGCGATATAGCCCGCGACGAACGCCGCCACCTGTCCGCCCAGCGGATCGACGGCCGGGTTGCTGTAGTTGAGCGAAACGCCGTCATACGCGGCCTTCGTAATAGCGGCCCAAGCCGGACTCGGACCCCCCGCTTCCGTGTCAAGAATGTTCGTTTCCCACTCGACGTAAACATACTCCTTGTTTTGGCCGTTGTTCCAGAGTGCAAACCCCTCCTTGTCCGCGTCCGAAGGCTCGAACGACGTAAAGTAAGACGCGAAGTTCTTCGTAATCGCGATGATGGAATTCATCGCGGCGGCAGGCGTCGATTGCGCCGCGCCCTGACTCGTCGTTGCGCCTGTCGCCTGAGTCAGGTTGAGGGACGTCGCCAACGTGCCCGCCGCGAAGCCTATCGACGATCCTACGCCTGTCGTACCCGAATTGATCACATAGGCCCCGGAGATCGAGTCGAATGCAACGCCCGGAAGATAAGCCGTGAACGTGCCGCCCGCATAAGTCTGCGATGCGCTGACCTGATACGTGCCGACACCGCCCTGTCCGTTCAGGAATTGCGCGATATACGTCCCGGCGACAATGCCAACAGCTCCGAGAACATCCCCTACGGCAAGCACGCCGGACGCCGCAAAATTCGTCAACGTACCCGACACTAGCGTCAGCGTGTTATTGAGCGTATAGGTCCCGATATTGCCTTCGCCCGTACCCAAGGCCGTGATCGTAGTTCCGGGCGTAACACCCGAACCCATTACGAGATCTCCGACATTGATATAGCCGTTCAGCACCGACGTGACAGTCAGCGTATTGCCGCTAATCGAACCCGTATATACGGCCGTCTGAGGCCCCTCGACGACGGTTGCGACTGTCAGAACGTTGCCTGCAATCGAACCCGTGTAGCTGCCTTGCGGGACGCCTTTAATCGACATCGCATTGCCGATGATCGAGGCGGCGTTGGAAAAGCTTGTCGCACCGGACAGATTGACGGTCGCTGCCTCCGGAACGCCATCGATATTGACGTTGATATTGCCTGATAGCGCCTGAAGCTGCGCCAGCGTCAGCGCCGATACACTTCCGCCGCGCAAGTAGGCGGCAACGGGTTCCTGCCAAACATATTGCCACAGATACAGAAACGCGGGTTTCTGCGGCAACGTATTAACGCCGTTGAAGTAGACCGTACCCAACGCCGTTGTGTGCGACGTAGAGCCTAGATATTCTTCGAGCGACACGCCGTCATTCGGGATTTCCACGATAGTGCCTATCGGCACACGCTTATTGTCCGTCAGGATAACGGCAAGCAAATCCAGGCCCGCGCCTTCTGCTTCAAGGACGGACGGGTTGATCTTGACGAAATTGCTTGCGCTGACAGCAGGAGTAACAGTTGTTCCGGTCATAATCTAACTCCGTTAGGGAGGGTACGTGGCGTCGACTTCTATGATGTTGACATCGAGCGCGGTAGCGAAGTCCTGCTGTGTGCGTACGATGGGATTGATCTGCATTCTAAGATCGAGCGTCCAGCGGTATTCGATCTGCTGTTCACCGTTTAAAAAAGGCATCTGGCGCGCGTCGTCACAATAAAGCGGTTGGATATCATAGCCACCCGCTTGTCCGCTTGCCGCAAAAGACGTCGTTCCGTATTCCGAGCGAAACAACCCCTCAACGATTACAGCATTGTTCGCCGAATTGGGTCCGTGAACGTCCAGTTGAACGGTCCATTCCATTGGTACGAGTGCATCCGACACGCCCGCATAAAGTGTTTCGGCCGATAAGACTTGCGTGTTCGTAACGCTATAGGTGCCCGTGCCGCCCGGCGATCCCGATAGCTGACTCAGGATTTGCGTGTTCGCGAGAATATTTCCTGCAGTTCCATCCGTCAGGGTTATGCCTGCGCTGAGTTCCCCTTCGACCTGCATTAATTCCGTAACGGACAGTATCGATCCGGCGATTGAGCCGACAAATATGTTGTCGGCGTAGTCGTTTGTGTTCGTCGCCAAGCGTCTTTGCTGGATCGGCCAATAGACGACGAAGTCGCCGTTCAACGGCTGCGCAACGCGGTTTACTTGTCCCTTGACGATCTGCGTCTGATCAATCGGAAGTATAGAAATCAGGAAAGCTCGCAGCGCCGTAAGCTGTTGGCTTTCTGTTTGGCTGAGTGTCGCAGGCATCGATTAGGTATGTCCT